TGGACTTTGACTCGAACAGCCCCAGGAGATCCCCCAGATCAGTTTTCGTTTAGCGCACCCACGACAAATGATGATAACATTAGTGTGACTGTAACTGCTTCTTATTCTGGAAGCACCCCAGCAGGAACAATACAGCTTTCGGAGACTTCAAATTTTTCCTCTACCCAAGCAAACGGATCTGGTTTTGCTTTTGTTCGTGGAACGCCAAAGACTATTTATGCTAGACTTAGTAATGCTGGAGAGTTTTCATCTCCTAGCTCAGAAAGTCATACGCCAGCCTATTTAAGTCCTCAACTAAATATTGCTGCACCTACTGGTTTTGACTCTAATTTGAACTTCACTCAGTCCGGGAATCAGACGGTTTCTATAGTAGCAGGAAATATTGCAGGAAATACCTACAGAGTTCGTAGAACTTCTCCTAGTGTAGTTCAGTGCGGTAATACGGGCGAGTTAGGGGCTAGCGCTACTGGAACAGTGACTATTGGAGACGCTGCGAATGAGTTACCACAATCAGGCGAAGTTTTCAGCTACGACGTACAGGGACAAAAATCTGTAGCTACCGGAGGTGATGGCACTTCTTGGGCAGCTACAAGCCCTCTAAGAACCTTTTCTATCGGCAGACAGAATAACTGGAACTTTGCTTCCGTGTCTTCCGCTACTGGTAATGTTACATACAATGCAAGCGCCCAAGTAAATGGTCTTGTAGGGACTCTTACAGTAACTAGATCAGGATCGGGAACATTTGCAGTGTCTTCTTCTGCAAGTACCCCCGGTTCGGGATTTTCTACTGCTTCGAAGAATATAACAAATGGACAATATATTCACGCAAGAATAACTGCTTCTTCTACCCCCGGAACTACGTTAACACAGACATTTACTATTGATGGTCAGTCTTCTGATTTTGGAGTTACAACTCCTCTGTCAGGTGGCGGGGGTGGTGGAGCAGACTATGGGCTACAGGTATTTAACGAAAACGGAAACTTAGTTTTAGATACTGCGGATAGAACAGGACAAGTAGCGTATAAGGCTAGTATTACCGCGAATGGAGGGGCTTCTTATAATTCTGTGACAACTACCACAACGAATCTTCCAACAAGTTTTGATTCGGAAGGAGTCACTGCAGACTCAGAAATAGTTATAATTACTGAAGACTCTAGAACAAAAGCATTTTTACAAGACAATGGTGCCACTTCTCCTAAGTGGTCAATAAAAACTGTTAGACAGGGGACGGGAAGCACAACGGTAAATGTTATTGTTGTGCACTTAGGAGATGTTGCATAATGGCTTATGGAATAGAAACATTAAACGAAAACGGTATTATACAGTTTTCTACTGAAGTAACTCCTTTGTATACTCGAGTCGCTTCTGGAAGCACCACTCTTTCAGCAGCAAGCCCCTCTACAGGAGATATTACTACTAGTTTAGTTTCTCCCTCAATACCTTCGGGTATAGCTAACTCTGATTTAATATGGGCTTATCGTCCTACAAGTAGCGTGGACGGAATATATGCAAGGCCGGTAGGAGGAAAAAAGCTTAGAATTTACAATTTAGACGTGGGATCAGTAACTGTAGAATACTGCGTATTTGCAGACGCTAACAAAAGAACCATCCCTAGCTCCGGCTATGGTCTAAATGTTGTTGACGCCTCAGAAGACTTACTATACTCTTCAGAGTACCCTCCTGCCTCTGTTGAAACAGTTCTTACTTTAAATCTTACTTCTGCGGCAAATTCAGTTAGCTATACTTTCGATAGTGGTGCAGGTTTAGGAAGACCTTGGGTTTTAGCTACTGCTGGACATGGAGCAATTTTTGGAAACGCATACAACTGGGAGCCTTTAGAAGGTGGACAAAATTTAGGAGACGCTGAATATACTTTAGCAAGTATCTTCTGGACTTCAACTACAGTAGGGCAAGGACAGGGAGAGAGCTTCTTTGAGTCTGGAATAACAATATCTGATTTTTATAATCAAGTAGGAGTTACATATAACACTTCTAAAGTCGTAGTACTCAGAGGCTACGCCTACAATTAATAAGGAACTATAATGAATAGAGTAGCTTTTATACGAGACAATGGTTTAATTAATCATTCGTTTTTACCTGACAACCAAGACACATACACAGCCGGTCAAGTTGTAGATGGATTAACAGTTCAGTTTTATGACTATAATCAAGATCCTGCTACATGGCACGATACAAAGTTCTGGGATTTTTCTCTAGAAGAGTGGGCAGATTTACCTACGAATCCAAACGCTCCCTATTATACATGGAATTTAGCAGCAAAAAACTACACTCTAGATAGGGCTTCTTTTGAAAAAGATACTAGAGACGAAAGAGATAAAAAATTAAAAGATACAGACTGGTGTGTATTGCCTGATGCCCCCGTCGAGGATATATACTTGCAGGCTATGAAAACTTATCGTCAAGAACTAAGAGATTTTCCTGCTACTATTGATTTCGATACAATAGAGGACATCTCTACAATTAGCTGGCCTGTTGAGCCACAAAAATAAGGAAGTACTATGGAATACATTATATTAGCAACACTTGTCATCGCAGCTGTGTGGTTTTTTAAGTTTAGAGATAACACAAAAACTTTCAAAAATGATCCTAGCGATTATAGAGGAGAAGGTGGCGGTGCCGAAGAAGAAATTGAAGAAAAATAAGGGTATAGAACCCGCTTTCTTTGATCTGAGCAAAAATAATTCTTGACATTTAGCTCTAACCGTCATATAATTCAAAACATGGACTTAGTAAAAATTGCGCCGGAGAACCTGGAAGTAGCGAACGCTTATTTAAGCACAGGTTCGGCGCTCGTTGCCGCCAATCAACTTGGCATTACCCCCGACAAAGTTTATGCTATCATCGAGAAAACTGAAGTCAAAGACTATATGAACTCGGTCTACTTAGACCAAGGTTACCGCAATCGTTTTCGCCTTGCCGAACTACTCGACGAAGTTATTGAGAAAAAATTAGAAGAAGCTCGTGATACGGATATGTACTCGTCAAAAGACTTAGTCGACATCCTTGCACTCGCCCACAAAATTTCAGAAGATCATCGCAAAGAGGCGAAGACTTCAACCAATATCCGTCAGCAAAACGTTCAAATCAATGCACCTTTCGGCGAAGGAAACTACGGGAAACTGATGGAGAAACTTTTAGGTGGAAACCCAGAATGATCACGATCGTATTATAGAGATCGAAAAAGAAATGCACGCGCACGAGATTCAGTGCGAAGAGCGTTGGAAAACAACTTTCAATAGACTAGAGGATATTGACGTCAACTTACGTAGAATCGAAAGTAAGATTATGGTAGGTGCGGGAAGTCTTATTCTTTTTCTAGCTGGAGTTATTGTAACGCTACTCACGAGAGGACTATGAAAGAGATTTGGGAAAAAGGACCTGGTCGATGGAAAGTTTCTGGAGAATCTAAAGTATTTTCTACTAAGGAAGCTGCCCTCGAATGGGCGGCTACTCTTTTTGAAGTAGTAAAGATAGTCACAGAGACAGAAGAAGAATTAACGGCAGAAGAGGAAATTGACCCCTTAGAAGCCCTAAAACAGGTTAGGATAAATAATGGAAGTATCGAGGAAGGATCTGATTACTACGGAGATCACGAAGACGAACCACTTTCTGAAGGTTCCTATTGAGGGATATCTTCAGTTACTAGGTATAGAAGCAATACCTAGTCAAATAGCTCTTATTAACGCCCTCAATAATCCAAAGTATCGCTTTGTTGTCGGCGCCCTGTCTAGAAGACAGGGTAAAACATACATAGGAAATATTGTCGCCCAGTGTGTGGCACTAGTTCCCGGATGTCACGTACTGATCGTGTCACCTAACTACAATCTCTCAAACATTAGTTTCGATTTGCAGCGTAATCTTATAAGGCAGTTCGATTTAGAGATTGAAAAGGACAATGCTAAGGATCGAGTTATAGAACTCAGCAATGGATCTACAATTCGACTTGGCTCGGTGAATCAGATTGATTCAGTTGTAGGTAGATCATATGATTTTGTCCTCTTTGACGAAGCAGCTCTCGCTGACGGTGAAACTGCTTTTAACGTGGCTATACGACCCACTATGGACAAACCCAATAGTAAGGCATTATTTATCTCTACTCCTCGGGGCCGTAATAATTGGTTTAGCAAGTTTTTCAATCGTGGGTTTAACGACGATTTCGCTGAATGGGTTTCTATAAAAGCTACTTGGCACGATAATCCTAGAGCTTCTCAAGAAGATATTGATGAAGCTCGTAGATCAATGTCAGAGGCGGAGTTTAAGCAAGAATATGAAGCAGACTTTAACATCTTTGAAGGCCAAATATGGAACTTCGATTATGAGAAATGTGTTCAAGATCTTACTGATATGGATTGTCGTGGTATGGATATCATTTCTGGTCTCGACGTGGGATTCAAAGACCCGACAGCCTTCTGCGTCATCGCATATGATGGAGAGAAATTCTACGTCGTCGAGGAGTACTATTCAGCAGAAAGAACTACAGAAGAACACGCAGGATTCCTCGGAGAGATAATGAAGAGGAGA